AATGCGGCGCGCCCGTGCCTCTTGGTCCTCGTCCGGCGTCGAGATATCCCGGGTGACGGCAAACATTTGCCGACGCCGGTATTCCTTCATGTCAATAACCCCAGACTGGACCCAGTTGTCAAGCATGTACAGCCGGAAACTGAGCGGCATCGGCATCATCGTTGCCGGTTCAACCTTCACATCAATGGCGCCGTCAAGGTCTTGTCCAGTGATATCGCGGGCAAGGTCTGGACGCGAGCGGCCAACCGTGCCCAGCGAACGCGGCAAATCGTAGCCCCACGCCATAATTGCGAGCGACACCTTGCACCAGTCGGTAAACGCTTGCGCAAGGGCTTGCACCGGCGGCGCAAACACGCGCTCTAGCTGTTCGCGGCTGGCAATAATGGCCCGGCCCGACTCGCCCGTGACCTGACCGCGAGAAACCGCGTTATAACCAGAGGCGTCCTCAAAGGCAGACTTCTCTAGCGCCAGCGCTTCCTTCACATCATTGCCAACAGAAAACCCATTGAACGGCTGGATGCTGTCCGACAACCCTCCGGCACCCTTGACTTCAATCATCGAGGTCACGCCGCCCAAGAACGTCTCGGTCACGACCGTATTGGGGCGAGCAAAGAATCGTCCGCCCGAGTTTACGCGAATATTTTCGACCCACTTGGACAGCAAGGCGTTAATGCGGACCTGCGAATCAATCCATTGCTCCATAATGGGCCGGGGATAGTACGACGGGTCAGACGACCCATCAGGAACCCGGACCACCGGGATGACGCCAAACTGCAAGTCGGTATAGCCAAACACGACCTTGTCGCCAACTACGACGATTTCAAGGCCCGCTGGTAGGATGTCGGGCTGCGGCGCCAGATAGACAGTGTATCGCTCAGTCGTTTCGGTGTCTCGTAGCCGTTCGCCCTCACCCACCGTCGTATAGCTCAAAACCCAATCTTCGTTGAACTCTGAGCCACCCACCAGCACATCCTGATTGGATGTGCCGACATACTCCATCGTATCAGACGCCTGCGCGCCAATGTACCCCCACCGCGCTACGGCCTCGGCATTGGGGATAACATCTCGAATTACCATCCATGACGGCGGAATTGTCGCTGTCGCCTCCGGACTCACGCGCACCTGCTCAACACGCAGGACACGGCAGTCCAAATCGCCCATCGGGACGGCCTCGCCGTTCTCGCCCATCCGCTCGTCCCATGGCCCCTTATCGGGGTTCCAGAACAAATGCCAGAAGCTGACGCCGTCGGTCTGCGCCCAGTACTCGCTTTCCCGGGCCTTCTGCGCCATCGCCATCTGCTCGTACTGAAACTCGCATGCGAGCTGGCGCGCATACGCCTTGCGCTTATCGTCGGGGTCCTGCGTGGCCGGAGAGATGGAGAAGCCGGGGCGCTGGTCCGTCAAGATTTGGAGGCGCTGGTCGAGCGCCTTGTCAATCAGGTTGTAGACGACCCGAGCGGCTTCCTTGGGTCGCGGCGGCTCCGCCCACGGCGCGCCATTGGAGGAGGACACCCACTGATTGCCCGACCGCATCATGCGGTTGCGCTGAATCAGGTACATGTGCTTCGACACGGCCGCTCGGCGCGATGCCCACAGTCGCCGTGCCCATCGCGACCACGCCGCGTCATCAGTTTCATCGTGAATGAGCGGGAAGTCATCTCCGTACAGCGCCCGCATCATGGCCTTTCGCTGCTCCGCCTTATTCACGCCGTCCGGCGTCGGGGCGTTTGGCGCAACCTTTTCGTTGGGCGTTTCTTCGGCGTCCTCTGGCATATCCAGAAACGCCGCAAAGTTTAGCGCGCCAAGCGCGTCATCATCCAACGGGGGGTTTGCCATTAGTCTATTCTCCCAATGCCCATAGCGGCCCGCACGCGATTCCAGTCCTTCCATTGCTCATAGCTTTGCTGGATGGCGCGCAGTGCATCTTCTTGCGCCCATTGCTCGCTATGTGACATGGCATACGCCATCAAGTCGTCCGGCACCACCACTTCCGCTTCTGCTGCAGGCTTGTGCTTGCCTTGCCACTCTTTCCGAATCATGTCGGCGATAGCGTAGCACGTTATCGGCCACAGCACATCGGCAAGTGCGGCAATCAGGTCAGCCATTGAGCGTAACAATCGTGATGTTTGCCGTGCCGCTGCTCCACGCCGTGGCGCGAACGCGGACATAGGCCAAGGCAAACCCGTCTGTGCAAAGCAAATGCGGGGCGGTGACAGTCGTGTGCGTGTCCGGGCTATTCCCATGCACATTGGACACATCCACCATCTGCAGAGCGTCAAACGTCTGTCCGTCCAGTGACGCCTCAAGCGCCATCGTGCCGCTAAACGTTCCGGTGACCTGAATCGAAATGACACCCGGGGCAAGGAAGCGCGTGGCGTGTGATACAATTTCGCCGTTCGCGTCAATAGCCCCAGTTGTCTTATTGCTGTAATTCGGCATGTCTTACCATCCTTCGGGAAGTTGGGAGTCCCAGCGCTGGGAAAGGTGTGTGGAATCGCTGGCAAATGCAATAGCCGGGTCATCAACGGCAATGACAGCCGGAATAGCCGTGGGCTTGGCGCATTGGACGCGGTCCCAGCCATACAGGGCCAGCCCTAAGGCCATGACGCCGTCGTCGTGCATGCCGGACGGGGCTTCATACCGGACGCCGTTGGGGGTATGGGTGTATCCAAACATCTCCAGCTCCCCCACCAGCCAACCTTCGTTGGCAATACCCAGAAACCGGGTCTGGATAGCCGTAATCAGGCGTTGCATCAAGAGGGTCTTGGACGGCTGGGTAAACTTGAAGGCTGTGGCAAGGACACCCATGGTCTGCAAATCCTCTACAATGGCGTCACCCACGCCGGTAGCGTCTACCACGCAGGGTGTAGAGCCTACCATTTGGAAAATCCGACGGCGCGTGTCTACCCACGGGGCCTGCCACCGCTCGACATGGCACACCACGGCATAGGCGTCAAGTCCAATGACCACGGTATGGTCGGCTGCGCGAGCTAAGTCAATACCGTATACAACCGGAGTATTTTTAGAAAGTGGGGTCAGGCAGTCTTGGATGGCCTTTAGGCCGAAGGGGTTGCCGCCGTCGTCCGCTGGGATGCCCCGTTACTCTTGATTAAAAATCTCCTCGGGTAGCTCTTTGCGGGCCAAGGCGATTTCTTCGGGGTCAATCCACGGGTTGTCAATCGTTTCAGCCCGGATAGCGCCCCAGCCGTCTTCCCCGCGTTCAGCGTTTGCGAAGAGCCGTGCGTATTCCCCAGAGCGGCCCTTGGGGGTGCCCAGAAACAGGGCCTTCCCACGAAAGTCGGTCAAGGTTGGGCGGACGGCGGCCTGCCAGATGCCCAGTAGGCCCTTGACAATACCAGCCTCGTCAAGCACCACGAAGTTGTATCGGCGGCCACGGGCGGGGTCGGGGGCGTCCATGGTCCAGACTTCTACCGTCCCACCCCCCTTCAGCTCAATCCGCTTGTCATCTTGGTGGATATGCAGGGCGGCAGGGGAGAGGCGGGAGACGAGTTCACGCCACGCTTCACCCGCAATCTTGTAGGTCGGGGCAAACCAGCCCACAGACCCCCCGTTTAAGGCAATCACGGCGGCCCGGCGAACCCCATACTTGGTCTTCCCCCACCGGCGGCCACACATCAGCGCCACAAACCGCCGCTCGTCTAACATCGCCTCCACCGCTTTCTGGCCCTCGTGTAACCCGGGGAGAACTACGGAGCCAGATTTCTGGGGACTAGACGCTTGCTGAGATGGTGGTGTAGTAGCGCGTGCGAGAGAACTGGGTGGTCCGCCCTCCGTCCTCCCCGTCTCACGCGGCGCGGCGTCCTGCGTAGCCTCCGGCTTCCTGTGTCGCCGTGCGCTAGCCATCCAGTGGCTCCCAGTCTGCCTCGACGGCCTGTCGTCCCGGAGGGACGGCCTCCTCGAAGACGACCCGGATGACCTTCTCGCCCTCATCTTCGATGGTCAGTCGCTCCCCGTAGAGCTTCGGGGCTATCTTGGAGACGTACCACTTGAGCGTATCGACCTCCAGCCTTGCCGCCTGCACGCCCGCCGTATCCCGCCCGTAAGCTTCCCGCGATACCGCGATGGCCCGCTCGGCAAGGCTGTGAGCCTGCTGCTCCCTTGCGCGTGCGTATACCTGCGCCAAGACGGAGTCTTCCCGAGTCCACTCGTGGAGTCTGGCGGGTCGAATCCCGACCTCCCGGCAAGCGTCTTTCACACTATCTCCCTTGGAGATAGCTCGGCAAACTTGCTTCACGATTGCCAGTCTATCGAGGGTTCGGGGACGGCCCAGTTTTACTGGGACTTTTGTACCACCTGTCCCGGTTTCCCGTAAATCCTCGCGGGAGGACGGAGTCCCGGCGTGGGATTCCACGCGACCCTCTTCCCAGTCTTCCCCCTCCCCCCAATCCTCGCGGGACGGCGAAGCCGTGGCGCGGGATTCACGCAGGGGCGCCGAGTCCTCGCGGGGAGCTTCAGCTCCGTGCAGGACTTCACCCGGGGTAGTTCCACGCATCATCGCATCCCCCACGACCCCTCCGGTTCGGCCTCTCTTCGGTTTTTACCCCCCGTCAATACAGTACTACCGTATTGACTGGGGGTAGTTTGCCGTTGTATCATTCAATCGTCAATCGGCGGCAAATCGGCCACCGAAAGACGCCACCCTCGACGGAGACTGACCAATGCTCGTTCGAATCGACGCCAACGCCCCCCGCGAAGCCATCAAGATGGCTTTGACCTTCGCCGCAGAAAACGGCTTCGCCGTGGACTTCCGCTCCTTCGGACCGCCCATCAAGACCTCCCCCAAGCCTTCGGAGAAGGCCGTGCGTCAACCTTCGGAGAAGGTCAAGCCCGCCGTCAAGGCTTCGAAGAAGCCCCCCGTGAAGGCTTCGGAGAAGCCGGATGAGGCCCTCCGAGTTGCCGCCAAGTCCCTTCGGGAGAAGGCCGAGAAGGGCACTATCAAGCTTCCGAAGGAAGTCTACGCCGCCCTTCGGTCGAAGGACACCGAAAAGCTCACCAAGGCCATCGCCGATGCCTCTGGCATCCTCAAGGACCCTGCCGCCCCCTTCGAGAGCATCTACTACAAGGCTCTCCACGACCGCTTTCTGCACGAGAACCCCCTCCTCGACGCCGCAAAGTAAGTGATTCTATCACTTACGTCAAGCCCATCACACCCCTAAATCCAGAGGATTTACCAATGGCTATGAAGACCTTTCAGGTGACGCTGACCCTCACTCACATCGACTCCGTCGATGAGACCGACATCGATAACTGGGACTGGCAGGCCTTGGTCGGCGATGCCGACTGCGCCGTGACACTCGACAGCGTTCGCAAGCTCCGCTCGACCCCAGAGAACCACATCACCCGCCTTCACGCCTAATCCAGAGGATTTACCAATGAGAAAAATCTCTGACACCACCTACGTCACCCTTCAGGCCCTCATCGACCTCCCAGAGGGAGCACGCCTAGTGAGCAAGCCCGGAGAGCCGTCATACATCATCATGCCCAATGGAGAGGTGGTGGTGGCAACGATTGGCTTCGCCAATGCCGAGCGAGGGTTCTTCACTATGGAAGAAATCAGGGAAAACATCGGCGCGATGGAATACATCGATGTTTCCATGCGGGAGTTGACCGAAGCCGACCTTCTCGGCACAGACACCCTCACCCACTAATCCGGAGGATTTACCAATGAGCTACCTAAAGAGCCTCGGATACACCCACACCTACCACTATCCCGGAGGGCAAGTGGTAGCGTGTGAAGTCAAGAACTGCACCGATTGCGGCAAGCCGATGATGGTCTGCGTAAACCATCTCGAAGGGTGGCCCGTGCAGGAAATCGGACTGAAAGTCCTCCGCACCCTGCTTCCGGAGGAAGGAGACAAGGACGGAGCTTGCGAGAACTGCTCACCCCTCACCTACTAATCCGGAGGATTAGACAATGCGAGCCACCCTCGTTTCCGCCCCGTTCGACCCGTACGTCTCGACGCTCCTTCGGAGCGTTGGCACCCGCAAGCGGAAGTGCTACATCGCAGAGGCTCCCTCTGGGAGCCCCGTCAAGCTCCGCTCCTACTGGGATGGCGGGTCGCGGGATTTGTACGCCGCCTACACGGCCTCCGGCAAGCCCATCGACATCCCGGTTGGTGGTGCGCCCGGATTCACGAGCGAGCCGGAGGCTTGGACGCCTAACGCAGGGGATGTTCTCATCGAGACAGGCACATTCAACGGAAAGGAGGCGACCCCCAGAATCACGTTCTACCGCTAGAAGTACCCCCGTCAAGTAGACATACTACTTGACTGGGGTATGGTCGGTGTTGTATCATTCAATCGGCGGCGGCAATAGGGTCGTCGCCACAACCCAATCGGAGGAAGTATGCGTATCGGTCAGCGAGTCAAGATTGTGTCGGACACCCTCATCCGCGACGGAGTCACCTACGGCGATGTCACGGAGATTCACGGCGACGGGCACATCTCCGTCGAGACCATCAACCCCAACACGACGGAGCGGTACAAGACTCGCTTGAGTCCTTCGGACTACACCTCAATCCCCGGCAAGCCCCACTTCGCCCATATCGACGGAGAGCGCAAGGCCTTCGGCAAGAACCGGGCCATAGGCTCTACGGAAGACGCCGTAGAGTCTACCCCGGCCCCGGTAGAGGCTACCTCCGGTATGGATTCGTTCGTCGAGATGCTGAAGAAGGCCATCGCCGAGGCGGTTGACCAGAAGGTCAAGGATATGCCCGGCAGGGCTTCCGAGGTCATCGTCAAGGTCAAGGACCTCCCCCCGGTCAAGGTCGATGGGACGCCGCACAAGCTCCTCAAGCGGGTCCTCAAGCTCATCACTGCCGGGGTCTCCGACAAGAATGTCCTCCTTATCGGTCCGGCAGGGTCCGGCAAGACCTACCTTGCAGAGCAAGTCGCCAAGGTCCTCAACCTTGACTTCGCCGCGCTGTCCTTCAGCCCCGGGATGTCCGAAGCGAAGCTTCTCGGTCGCATTGTCCCGAACATTGCCAGCGGGACAGAGTCCTACGTCGAGTCCCCCGCCATCCGAGCCTACCGCTCCGGCGGCGTTGTCCTCCTCGACGAGCTAGACAACGGCGACCCCTCCGTGGTCACCGTCCTCAATGCCTTCCTCGCCAATGGCTGGATGTACCTCCCCTCCGGGGAGCGGGTCAATCGTCACCCCGACACCGTCGTCATCGGGTCGATGAATACCCTTGGCACCGGAGCCGACAAGGTCTACGTCGGACGCAATGCTCTGGACGGCGCAACCCTCGACCGCTTCGTCATCGAGACGATGGACTATGACGCCGACTTGGAGAAGACGCTCTGTCCGGAGGACGAGATTCGCAACGCCGTGCTGGAGCTTCGCAAGAAGGTCGCCGACCACAAGCTTCGCCGCATCGTCGGCACCCGCACCCTGCGGATGGTCCGCACCCTTGTCCTCGCCGTCGGAGACTCCCTCCCGAAGGCCCTGAAGGTCGCCACCGCCAACTGGAACGATGCTGACCGCAAGCTCTGCGGCATCGCCTAATCCGGAGGATTCCACAATGATTCAGACACACCACGACGGCTCTGCCGACCGCGCCAAGTCCTTCGGCGCCATCCTCGCGGACTACTCCGACCTGTCCGCTATCCGCAATCACCCCATCCCGGAGTACAACGTCACCACCGCCGACGGCGAAGTCACCGACGAGTGCTACCGCCGCAATGCATCCTTCCGGATGGGCTTCCATTCCCTCAAGGACGCCACCGACCTGACCGACTACGGCTGGCAAGAGGGCTCCGACAAGGGCTCCGCTGTCTCCCTCTCCCTGGAAGGGACGATTGCCGCCGTCGAGGCCATCCGGCAACGCCCCGTATGGGGCGACAGCGGCGACAGCCTCTGCACCGACCGAGCCCTCCGGGGAGACTGGGATATCGCCTTCCAGTCCTCCGGACGGGTCCGGACCAACGGCTCCAAGATTGTCACCCTCGTCGGAGCCTTCGGTGGGCACTGCAACCGGACCACGGAGGAGCTGTTCTGGAACGGCATCCAGATTGTGGTGACCGCTGACATTCTGGAGAATGCCGGATACCAGTGCGAAATCATCGGCGGCAATAACAACTACCAGCCGCGGAGCGGCACTATCGGATTCGCTGGCATCGTCGCCAAGCGCGCCGGAGACCCGCTCCGCATCGACCAGATTGCCAGCGTCTTTGCCCACGCCGGAGTCTTCCGCACTATCGGGTTCGAGATGAT